TGTAACGTCTAGTGCAGAGCTTGATGTGGATGTACTGTTAAAGCGTATCCGTGAATTGCCACAGTATGTCACCATTGAAGAACCTATAGCGATGTCAGAGGCTCGTCTTGCGGTGTACACAGAGCCTCCAGAAAAAGAATTAAGGAAGAGATATATCAGCGCAGAAGCAGCAAAACATCACGGCGTATTATGGGATGCTGCTAATGAGGCTTGGATTGTTCCAATCCGTGAACCTAACGATTACTCTTTATGGGGATGGCAAGAGAAGGGTGCACGTGGTCGTTTCTTTCGTAACCAACCGCAAGGTGTTAAAAAATCAAGAACCGTCTTTGGCGTAGAGGTTATGTCTACAGAAACACTCGTTGTTGTTGAATCTCCGTTAGACGTTGCACGCCTTGCTTCTGCAGGGGTAAAGGGAGCAATATCTACCTATGGAGCAATCATCAGTGAAGAGCAAGCAAAGATTATGCGTAGAGCAAATAAGGTAATTGCAGCGTTTGATAAAGATGATGCTGGCAGACACGCCAATGAACTTATGCGTGGTTTTGCTCGCAAATATGGTATTGAATTGGCCTACTTCAACTACACAGATATTGATGTAAAGGACCCAGGCGATATGACTGAAACTGAAATTAAACAAGGGATTGAAACTGCTCGTGACATGATTTACGGCAAAGAAGCATACACATGGCAAAATCAATCAGGGAATTAAAACCCGACTATTCAGGCAGCATGGATTACGCAAATGAAATACTGCATGAATGTCCCGTATGTGAAAGCAATCTTTGGGTATTAAAAGTTTCTTTTGAAGACTATGAGATATCTCAATACTTATTGCCTATGGAGTGCGCTATTTGTGGGACGTACGCTACAGCTCCAACCCCATTGGATAACCTCTAATGTTTAAAGGTGAGTTAAAACCGTATCAAGTAGAAGACGTTAATAAAATGGCTTCTCGTCAAAAGATGCTCGTTGCTTATGAGATGGGTTTAGGAAAAACCTGTATGACTATTGCTGCGTTAGAAAAGCTAAAAGAAGATGGAGAATTAACAAAGCCGACTCTTGTTATTGCTTTATCTAGCTTAAAATATCAATGGCAAAAAGAGATTAACAAGTTTTCAGATGATTACTCTTCTGTAATTGATGGCTCCAAAGGAACCCGTTACATTCGTTGGGAAAGAGATATGACGTGGGAAGACCACACTGGATACATAATTGCTAACTATGAAACTATTGTTGCTGATTGGGACATCATCAAAGACTATGAGTGGGGCGCAGTAGTTTGCGATGAAGCAACTGCTATTAAAAGTTTTCGTTCTCAACGCTCAAAAAAGGTTAAAGAACTTGCACGTAAGATACCTATTCGTTTTGCGTTAACAGGTACACCAATTGAAAACGGTCGTCCAGAAGAGCTATACAGCATTATGCAGTTTGTTGATTCAACCGTTCTTGGACGCTTTGATTTGTTTGACCAAACCTTTATAGTTCGCAATCATTTTGGTGGAGTACAGCGCTACCGAAACCTGCCTATCTTCCACGAGAAAATGAAGCAGGTTGCTGTACGCAAGACTCAGAAAGACCCAGATGTATCTCCATACCTTCCTGAAACTATTCACCTAGAGCCGTACCTAATTTCTTTAGACAAAGCTGGCGCAGAACTTTATGCCAAGATTTCTTCAGACTTGATACAAGAGCTTATGGATGCACAAGAACTACTTGGTGGGTCGTTCTCCCTAGACTCACACTACGGACAGGGCCACAAAACAGGAGGACCAGCTGATAAGCTACGTGGCTCCATAATGTCTAAGATAACTTCTTTAAGGATGTTATGCGATTCCCCACAGCTTTTAGTTGAAAGTTCAACTAAGTTTCATAATGGATGGCAGGAGATTGATGGTGAGAAAGTCAACCTTGAAGGGTCTAAAGGCGGCAGTGTTTACGTGGCTGGTCTTGAAGCTTCTGGAGCTCTTGCAAAGGCGACGAAATCTCCGAAGTTAGATGCTGTAATTAAATATGTGGAAGAACACATAGAGGCTAACGAAGACCACAAGGTTGTTATCTTTACTTGCTACCTGGGTATGCTTCCTCTTATACAAGAAGCACTTGCTGCAAAAAAGATAGTTAGCACTCTCTACTCAGGACTGCTAAACGCAAAAGAAAAAGAAGAATCTAAAACTTCTTTTCAAACCTCTAAAGAAGTTAGGGTACTCATCTCTTCTGATGCGGGAGGCTACGGTGTAGACCTACCTCAAGCAAATTTGTTGGTTAACCTAGACTTACCCTGGTCTTCTGGAACAGCAATCCAACGGAACTCTCGCATCCGCCGCGCATCAAGCGCTTGGTCGCATGTTGTCATACAGGACTTCCTCGTGTTAAACTCTATTGAAGAACGACAACATCAAATGTTAATGCAAAAAAACGCTGTAGCAGACGCTGTTATGGATGGAACAGGCATCAACAAAAAGGGTGGGGTAGACTTAACGGTAGGAAGTCTTTTGGCTTTCTTAAAGGGGGAATAATGGCAAGAGTAAAAAATGATGAACCACGTTTCTCAGATGAGAACGATTTAATTTCTCGTACTAAGAAGTACGTTTTTTTAAAGTCACAACTAGATTACTTTGAGAAAGAACAGAAGGCACTTCGTGCACTGTTGTTTGATAACTTAGACGAAATTGGCGAAGAAGATGACAAAGGAAATGTTGTCATTGAGCTTCCAAAAGAAGTAGAAGGTTACTCCTCAGTAGTTAAACAACGCCGTGTATCTCGCAAGATTGATGAGGCACTGGCAGAAGAAATCATTATTAAACATGGACTTGAAGATGTCCTGTATAAAACAGTGCGTGTTGTAGACGAAGATGCTCTTATGGCTGCTCTTTACGAAGATGTACTTACTGAAGAAGAAGTAGATGAAATGTATCCACAGTCAATTACTTGGGCATTGGTGCTAAAGAAGTAAAATGGCTGGACTAAGAGGGCAGGACGAAATTGAAAAGGCATTTGCCGATTTAGAGTACATCCCTGGCTCCAAGAAGAAACGCCGTGAGGCGGACCCAAAGGTTTCTCGTCGTAAGGCGGGAGAAACAAATGGTTGGGATGCAAACCCAATCATTAAACGATTAGGCGGAGAAGACACAGAGGTGTTTACAATCGGTGCATTAGCACTAGCGTTGGAAAAACAAATTGTGACTATTCGTTTATGGGAGCGCAAAGGGTATATACCTAGAGCGCCATACAGACTTCGTGCCAAGACACTTGGTGGTAAGAAAACTGGTGGCAATCGGGTGTACACTAGAGCGCTGATTGAAGCTACTGTTGACGAGTTCGTCAAGAGAGGCTTGATAGGCACTGCTCGTGTAGAGTGGGGCCAGCACGAAGACCTTACAGAGGCACTAATTAGCCGCTGGAAGGACATCACATCCACAGAGAGCCGTTAGGCCTCACTACCAAAGGAACCAAATGCCGATTGCAAAACCGTCAGTTGATGCTGACACATATCTCGCTGAAGACAGCGAAACAATCCAGCCAAAGGTTGGAACAACCGTACAAGAAGGTTGGGATGCAGTAGATGCTCTGTTAAAGACAGACAACTCAGAGTTTCCAACTGACTTCCGTTTCTCAGATGAGCCACAGCTCATCAAGTTCCTCCAAGACCGTCCATTCGCTACTTACGAGCAGCACTGGATTGAACGTCCAAAGGGCAAGAAGTCCTTTGTTTGTATCGGAGACACATGCCCACTTTGCGACATCCTTGGTGACAAGCCTCGTGGCAAATTTGCTTTTAACATTCTCGTCATTGTTGGCGAGACTACAGGTGTGCAGGTCTTAACTGCTCCACCATCATTGGCTCGTCAGATTAAAAAAGCTCATGATGATGAGCGTAAGGGACCACTTGACCGTGAGTTCTGGGAAATTTCTCGCATGGGAACAGGACCGACGACGCAGTACACCCTCAACTATGTACGCGGTCGTGACCTTGCCGAGGAATGGAAGTTAACTCTTGAGAACGTTAACGAACAGATTGCATCTGCTGAGTTATTTACGGCAGACGAAGTTGTCCGAGAGACCCCTCGCTCTGAACTTCTTGAAATCGCCCGTTCAATAGCGTAAAACTTCCATCGTAGTAGGGGCCTGTCTTCCGTTTCCAGGCCCCTACTACACAATAATTTGAGGGGTATTAAATGAACATAATTACAACCAAAAAACAACTTCAAGAACTTGTTGAGTTTTACTCCAAGGTAGATGGTTTTGCATTTGACGTAGAAACAGTTGGAGAAAATAGAATCCAACCCGTTGTAAATGATGTGCTGTGGATTTCACTAGCCACCGAAGGTCGCACAGATGTAATCCCTATGGGTCACCCTAATGGTGACTTCTTACAGTGGGATAAAGAGTTACTTTTAAGTGGTCAAAAAAAAGTTGCTGCAGGTAAAGAGTTAAAAGAAACAGACTACTCAAAGAACCAAGCCAAGTGGACGCCAGTATTTGATGCGCCACCAGAGCAGCTATTGCCAGGAGATGTATTTAAAGCATTGAAGCCTTTGTTTTTTAGTGACCAGTTAAAAGTTGGTCATAACATTAAGTTTGACCTTAAATCAATTGCTAAGTATTACCGAGGCGTAGTACCTAAGAAGCCTTTTTTTGATACTTTGATGGCTGCATTTGTTATTGACAACCGTAATCGTGGAAAGCTTGGGCTAAAAGATTGCTCTGAAAAGTACTTGAAGATTAAAGTTGAAAAAGGTATTGGAGCAATGGTTGAGGTACATTCCTTTTCAGAGGTAGCACACTATTCAGGGTTTGACTCTGAGGTTACTTGGAAGTTGTACAAAGAGTTAGCTCCCAGATTAACTGGCAGTCTTGCTCGTGTGTGGGGTTTAGAGATGGATATTGTTGGCGCTTTATGTGACATGGAATTAGCTGGAGCAACCGTTGATGTTGAAGAGTTAACTAAATTAAAAAAGCGACTTGACGTAGACATTGATGCCGCAGTTGCTCGTGCTTACAGGCTTGCAGGAAAACCATTTTCAATGAACTCGGTGCAAGAAAAACAAAAGATACTGTTTTCACCTAAAGATGAAGGTGGTCGTGGCATTACGCCTAACATCAAGATTAAAATTGCTCTAACTACTAAAGGGCAAGATATGTTAGCCGCAAGGTTACCGCTAACTATTAACCAGTACTCTGTTTCATCAGACGCACTAGAGTTTTATCGTGCTAAAGATGAGTTAGTTGATGCCATTCTTGAGTATCAAGACTTAAATAAACTTATGACTACATACGTAATGCCGTACTTAGGCGGAGACATTGTGCGCACTAACGCAGGTAAGTCACGTATTCTTGAAAAGAAATCGCTTTTAATTAACGGCAAAGTACATACAAGTTTTAAAGCACATGGAGCAGAAACAGGTCGTTTCTCTAGTAGTGACCCAAACTTACAGAACATTCCGAGTAGTGGTCAGTATGGAAAACTTATTCGTAACTTATTTGTTGCTCCACCAGGGTACAAGTTAGTGGTTGCAGACTACTCACAGATTGAGCCACGTATTGTTGCGTCGTTTTCTAACGACCCAATTATGATGGACAACTACTTAAATGGTAAAGATATCTACACAACTATCGGTGACACTGTTGGACTTGACCGTAAGGCAGGTAAAGTGTTGGTGTTAGCTATGACCTATGGTGTAGGCCCTGACAAAATTGCTTCGTCTCTTGGGTTAACTGTAGACGCAGCAAGAAAACTTTTAAATGATTTTACAGATAGATTTAACGACATTGCTAAATACAAAGCAAAAGTTACAAGACTAGCTAGTCAACAATCCCCAGTTCCTTTTGTAGAAACTGTCTTTGGTCGCCGTCGTTATATCCCTGATTTAAAGTCTACAGATAAAGGTCTTCGGAGCAGAGCAGACAGACAAGCATTTAACACCGTTATTCAAGGTTCTGCAGCAGATTTGATGAAACTCGCCATTGTTAGAGCACATTCTTGTTTTATAGATGAACCAGATGTTAATGTGGTGTTGACGGTGCACGATGAACTCGTTACAGTTGCACGTGAAGATTTAGCAGAAGAGACAGCCGAAGCAATTCGGTTATCTATGGAAGGTATTCACCTACCAGAGATGACTGTTCCTCTTATTGCTGATGTAAAAATTGTAGACAAGTGGGGAGAAGCAAAATGAGTAGTGCTGATTGGTGGGCTAAACAACTTGGTGCGCAACCCGCACAACCTGTTGCTCGCCCTGCAGATGTACCAATGCCACCGTCACAACAGCCGATGGCTCCAATGCCACAACCCGCATACACTCAACCGCTTTCTAAAGCACAAAGCGCAAGTCAAACTCAATCTTGTCCTGAGTGCGGTGGCAACAACTACATGTCAGTACAGAACGCCGCAGCCAGATGTTATGACTGTGGATACCCAATAACACAAGCAGGCAGTCGTTACGGCTCACTGACTGGAGCTACAGTTGAAGGCAGTGCAAAATCTGCGCAAGGTAATGACGTTCAAAGTAACTGGAATCCACAAGGAATTATCGGGAGAGTAAATTGATAAATGCTGATGCACGCAAACTTATTGCACAACTTAACAAAAAGTTTAAAGGCGACGTCGTTGTTATGGCGTCCGATATTCGTAGCGATATCATTCCTCGTATTACTAGTGGCTCTACTACCCTTGATTTTGTATTGGG